TTTACATAATTCTGTATAAAGTACAGAGGGTCTTCCATACATTTTGAATACTCAAGGAGTTGTTTCTTAGTCCAATTTTGTTGTACGTTAGCTCGTTTGAGATTAGGGTTTCCAAGATATGTGCCATCAGCCATCTGTCTTCCCTTTTAGCATTTTTTGGAGTTCAGCAGTTGAACCAACAAATAATGCGTTAGTAACATTCTTGGGTGCAGAATTAGGTACTTCTTTAAGTTTTCGCATTTTCTCTTGTAAGTCACCTAACTTCTCCGTTACTTCTGCTACTTGTTTAATTAAATTACCAGCAACCTCGTATGCTCTAGGATGTTCTCCCTCTTTCGCAAGTTCTAAAATACCATCAATTGCTTGAGAACCTTTTTCAACAAGTCCATAAAAGTTCTCTCGTTGATATTTATAATCGTTCTCTATATCATCTTCATTACTAGATGGTTTCACAACAACTTTTTTAGTTGTTGCTTTTTTTAACTCTGTTTCCACAGGGTCTAGTACACCTAGAGCTTGGTCTATGATATTATCTGAACTATTCATTTTATTTCTTTACATCAGTACCAGATGTTGAATCAAAGTTCTTTGCATCCTCAAAGAAAGAACTTGTTTCATTAAAACCAAAATCATCATCTGCATCTGCACTAGTTGGATTTGGTGTTGCAGTATACCTTTGTTCTCTTGTAGGTGTTACTGCTGGTAGATTTGTATATTGGTCAACTTGAACTGTTTTGATAACCTTAGATGAAGTAACTGGGCCATATAAGTAAAACTTAGTGGTAAATCCTAAAGTATATATAATTGCTCTTCTAGATTCAAAATCTCCAGCATAATTATCTTCATAACTAACATCATTTAAAATGATAGGTACATCTCTTTTGATACCCATATCAGACATATCATTAATTGTTAATGTGTAGTCTGGTTGAAAGTATGGTAGTATTTGTTCTACTATCTGTAACGCATCATCAGAGTTCTTTGCCATTGCGTATAAAGTAATATCCATATTATATGGAACAGGCATATACTGTGTGTCTAATTTATTTGCATCATCTGTTGATGTTTTAACTTTTTTAAATTTTTGTACACGATTTAATTTTCTTCCAGCATCATATGTCAATCCACCTATTTCAAAACCTAGTCTTGGTAAAGTTATTGCAGTTGCATTTGCAAGTGATGGGTCTGTATTTAAACGAGTCAAATACTTTTGCTTTGGCCCATATGCAAGTGGCACTTTCATTGATTGTATTATATTTCCAGAATTATTCTTACGAACAATCTGTATATTATTAAACATAGTTCCAAACGCAACAATTACGTTTCTAACTGTTTCGTGATAAAATTGTTGTCCAAGCATAATATATCTCCTTATCCTAGATTACCAGCATCACCGAATGGATTAGTTTCAGAGAAATCTAAGACAGTATCATCTAGTTCATCAAACAATTCATTCTGATTTGTTGTGTCCGTACTTTGGTCACCTACTATATAGTCTTCTTGTAAAAGGTATTCTGCGTTACCAGTATCAGCTGCATTTTCAAGAAGAACAGAACCGACTTCGTTTTCAAGTGAAAACTGAAACAATAATGAATCTAAACTGTCGCCTTCAATCGCATCAATAGTTGTAATACCAGTATCAATAACTTCTGAACTATACTCAAACTGTTTACATCTTAATTTATATACTGGGTTATTATCCAGTTGATAAAATGGTTCATCATGGTCTACAAAACTTATTTCAAACATCTTTGCAAATATTGGGTGATAAACTAAATCACCTTCTTGTGGTCTGTCTGCATCTGTAGAAGCAATATCTTGTAAAACATAAAAGTTATTATCTCCTTGTACACTTGTAAGTGTAGATGAGTTTTCAGATTGGTCTATACTTCCAGCTTCTAAAAGAAAACTACCACCAGTTGTATCTGTTCCACTCTCAATAACAAACTGACTATCCATTTCTTGAAATCGTTCTTTAGAAACTACGAATGTAATTTCATTACGATTCTCTAAACCAAAAGTTGTTATAATTTCTTTATCTCCACCAAAACCCTCTGAGTCTTCTACATACATTTCTATTGGTGTTTGTTTTGTATACTTGGAAAGACTGTCTTCTCCAAGAACATTATCTAAAGCAACTGTATCACGATTGACATAATAAACATCATGTCCATAAATCTGTATAGCTTCTTTAATTAAGTTTTGATATAGACTTCTCTCCGTTGCAAGAGAGTGTAAGTTACTTGTGTGAAATGCAGTATTAACAGCCATGGCATTAACCCATGCCAAACATCATAGGTGGAGAATTAGTTATTGATATTAATTCCTCTAATTTTTCGATTTCCTCTTGTGCTTGTGAGTAGATAGTTTCACCATTCATGGTTACACCACCTAACATTGCAACACCATTAAACTTAGAAAGGTTTGCACCCCATTGTCTTTTTATCAAAGCCGTTGCATATCTTTTTAAATGTATGTCATCAAAAATGTCAGAATAAGATGCTGGGTCTATTTTACGATAACACTCTATAATTAAAAACTCTCCAGCAGATATATCGTTTGACCAATCCATATCAATGTATAAACGATTTTGATGTTGATTAAATCTTAAAGGTTTTTCTCCAACAAGAATGTGAGAAAGGAAATCTAAATGTTGCATAGTCATTTGATAATGTATAATTGATGTCGAACTAAAGTCATACAAATCATTTAGTCTAAGTTGATAACGAATATCAAACATATTGTTTGTTGCATTGTCATCAAAAGGAAATATGTTTACTACAGAAACAATAGAAGACGGCATAGGAATAAAACCATTACCCTCACCAAAAGATGCAGTAATAGAACTATCTATCGAATCTGTTGCAGTTGTAGTTGTGTTTGTTGCAGCTCTTGTAAGGTCATCAGCAGTTATCTGATATTTAAGATACATTCTCTCAATACCATCATAGTGATACTGTGCAAAAAACTGTAATGCTTCGTCAAGTCTATCGTCAATTTGATCGTCAGATACGTTTATGTCTATAACACCAAAACCTAAAGACCTTAGACAATAAGTTTTGAGTGTTGCTTTTGTACTTGGTACTGCCATTTGTTTTCCTTAACTTGGTTTTGGGTATTTATCTTTAACAGCTTTAATAGTCTTCTTCCACTCATCTACACCATTGTGATATATGTCATCTAGTTGGTCTGCCATTGACGGATATTCATTAGCTCTACTTCTTTGGTAGTCATTGTTATCATAAGCTGTTTTTAATTCTGCCTGTTTAGAAACTATATCAGATACAGATATCGGAGTAGTACCATCTAACCATTCAATACTATTTGGATTGTCGCCGTAACATACAAATACAGCGTTATTATTTATTTCTAGAATTGCAGCTGCAACACTGTAGTGAGCTGATGACATTATAACACCTCCATTATTATCATACTAGATGCAGCTGGGTTTGTAAATCCATTTGTCGTTGTAAAGGTAGTTACAGACGTTGGTAAAGTTCCACCATTGTTAAGTCTAACTGCACCAGTTCCAGTTCCAGTTGACCCTGCTCTAACTTGAAATTCTATCGCTACACCAGCTTGATGTTTACCTTGATATACTGCTTGTATGTTAATAGGATTAGTTTGTGGTACAGTCATCACACCCCCACTATAAACAAATAATGCTCCACCATTGTAACCTATAAAATCATCTCCAGCAAAAACAGTAGTCTGTGATCCGTTATCACTATTTGTACCCTCTCCTTGATCCATTTTTACGAAAACATAAAATATTGACCTAGAGGATATTGGTGTTACTGTTTTAGTTAAAACTTGAAATCCAGCAGTTTTAGCTGGTTGCGAACCATAAACTATTTGTTGGTTTCCAGAAAAAGTTTTATCAACATTATCTACAACACTTTGAATTTGTAATATTTGACCTTCAGTAGTATCTCCAGATATTGCATGACCCTCACCAGAATTTAATACTGTACTTGCATCAGAAGTCGCATCTTCAAATAATATTTCATCACCAACATCAGTACTAGCTGCAGAAGCATCTAAAACCATTTTACTATTTTCATCTGCTCTTAAAATTAAGACTACATTATCAGCAATTGAAACTGCTTCTGATACAGTAAATGAAGTCTGTGAAGCAACTGCTGTAATCGTTAATGTGTCATCAACTGAAATTGCAGTTTCACTAGAAGCATCAGATATTGAACGAACAGTAGTATCAGAAACATTAACAACCATTCCCACAGCGATTGTACCAGATACACCATCTACTGCGATAGTTGCTGAAGAACTTACAGCACTATTTACAGTAACAGTTGCAACTGAAGAACCATCTAATTTTAGTTTATCAAAAGTTACGATACCAGTTGTTGCACCAGTTGCTGTAAGGGCGCCTGTAGTTACATCACCAAAAGTAAATCCAGTTCCATCATCATCAATCTTTGCAGCTGTAACAGCATCATCTGCAAGACCAGCAGTTCCTATTGTACTTAGTGCCATTCATCTCTCTCCTCAATTTATTATATCTCTATTTATAAGAACTATTTATTCATAATTATAAGCAAGACTAATTCTTATATTATCACTTTCTTCTTTTTCTACACAATGTTCTAAAAATCCTCTGAATATTAATAACTTTCCTCTCTCTGGATAATAAGTTGCTCTACCACTAGTTCCATATTCACTATCGTATGATATTGGATAATGTTCTTGAACTGGACTTTTAAAGTATGTTTTTGCGTTCATTGCCCTATCAGAACTTAAATAATATATTGCAGATATTATACATGGGTGATTGTGATATTCTTGATAGTCTCCCTTTTCATATATATTAAACCAACCATCTTTTTCAAAAGGAATGTATCTTTCTCCTCTTAACTTTATACCTAAAAAATCTATATATTGTTGTACTTGATTATCTACCCATTGATTTAGTCTATGAAATTTTTTATCTTTATACACGCTATGATTAGTAGTACTTGTATTATATGTAGGAGCTAACCAATCATTTCCACCAGACTTTACTGTTTCTCTTATATTCAAACAATGTTCTTTTAGTTCTTCTTCTATTTCATCATGTTCTGTATTAAACACAATACCTATGTTTGTATTAAACATATGATTACATTCAATTCTTTTTAAATTTTGTTTAAAAAAATCTAAAGCTTCATTATTATTCATCATTATTATTACCTCTTGGTCTTAAAATCATATTCATTGATATAGAACGTCTTTCTCCCTCTCCATAAAAAGGATAAGCTGCGTGTCTTAGATAAGATGGAAAGATGTATAAATCTCCAACTTTTGGTTGTTTACGATAACTTCCCCAACACATAAGTTGATCTGAACCATATATAAAATCAATATATCCTTCTGTTGCTTTTTTATTTGTATTTCTTGTATTTTTATCTGATATTGTTGGTGGAAGTTTTGTGTAAAGAATACAACTATAATCACATCCATTATGAAAATGACTTGGGTTATAATCTCCCTCAAAACTTCTTACAAACCATGATGAAGAAACACACATTATATATTCTTCATCTGGTGTTTCAGACCCATTAATTTTATCATACTCTTTATTGTGTTCAGAATAAAAAGTGTTTAATTGATTACTCATGTAAGCACCAAACATAGGAAATTGTTCTATATCTAATGTAATTTCTTCGGCAACATGGCCAACTAATCTATCAGAATGATCTTGACGTTCTATCATAGAATCGAAACCATCATTTAATTGATTTATAATTATGTCTGGAACTTTTGTGTAAAATAATCTAGGGCCGAAAGGTTTAATTATCTCATGCATCTGGTTTCGTTGGCCAAGAAAAACCACTATCGTCTATACTTGTGTATGAACTTGTAATATCTCTTAGAGCCTGCCTGTAAGTTCTCATGTTGTCTGATAATCTAGCGTCTGACAAGGCAAGATAATCTGTTTCTTCCAGTTTTGTGTTTCTTTGATTTCTTAATATTTGAATATCAGAAATAGTTTCAGCCATAATATACTCCTATTTAATATTATACAGTATTACTACCAGTTGTTAAATGTCCAGTTGCGATTATCCATTGAACACCAGCATTAAAAGGTCTAGTTTCTGTACCCTTTCTTGGTGTACCATTACTATTTGTTGTATCAGTTGTTGGTACAGTAACAGCAACAGTAGATGAAACTGCATCACCATTGTTACCATGTGTCATTCTACCACCAGTTGCTTGACCTTGATTAGATTCACCTTTTGATAAAGTATGAAAGTGTGATTGAAATTGGTCGTTCTGAAATGTTCCAGCATCTGCTCTATCAAATGCAACAGTTACAGCATTTGTTTCACTTCCATGAACACCTTGACCTCTTAAAAAAGCAGCCCTTAAATCTGGTACAGCAAAAGTTGTTGCACCATCTCCATGACCCCAAGTTGTTGTTATTGCCCTAAACAATTCTATATATGTTGTCCTAATAAGTAATCTTCCATCACAAGGCAACCAACCATGTGGTGAATTACCTACAGAACCAAATGCAGATATAGTTCCAGCAGGAGCTGCACCTAACTGTGATATGATAGCTGGTCTACTAAGTACAAATGAAGCATCACCACTTCCAGCTTCATATAGAAATTCTTCACCAACATCTGTACTAGCTGCAGAAGCATCAAGTGTTAATTTATCTCCAGCATCTGCTTTTAAAATTAAGACTACATTATCAGCAATTGAAACAGCTTCTGATACAGTAAATGAAGTCTGTGAAGCAACTGCTGTAATCGTTAATGTATTATCAACTGAAATAGCAGTTTCACTAGAGGCATCTGAAATTGAACGAACATCAGTATCCGAAACAGTAACAACCATTCCCACAGCTATTGTGCCAGATACACCATCTACAGCAACAGTTGCTGAAGAACTTACTGCACTATTAACAGTAACAGTTGCAACTGAAGAACTATCCATAACAATTTTATCATCTTGCCCAGGCAAATTTTCTGGGTCTGTAATTGAAGCAGCAGTTATAGTAGGAACTTTTGCCGCCGCAAGAGCAGATGCACCTGGCGACAATAGATTTGCTAAATTTCTTGCATTACTCATATTCGTTTCCTTTTATTCTATTTATAAACTTTACCTTCTTTTACGAACCATCATACTTCGACATACGATTATCAGGCCATGTCTGTCCTTTGCCTGGTATTCCTTGTGAGGTAAATGATTGTGCTGTTCCATCACTTGACACTCCACTTAAATTAATTATTGATTCATTTCCACAATTACTGTGAGATTCAGAAAGTTTAAATGTATTTGTTGTAGCTGAATGAATATAATATGATCTACTATCTAAAAGTCCACCTATAACTGCTGACTGTTCATTATCAGAATTAACACCCACATAATAACCAACTTGTTCGTCATCTACAAAACCATGATTAGCAATTGTAATGGCATTAGCAGATGTACTTAACACACTTGTAGATGTTGCATCAATCTCTTTCGCAGTTTGTGATACACCATCAGTAAATTTATATATTGCTTGTAATCCATCCACATTAGATGCAGAATTAATTGCAGTTTTAAGTGATGCATAATTTGTAACAACTGCAAGTCTGTGTGAAGCGATATCACTTGGAATTGCAACATTTCTTTCTACCTTACGAGTTACATACCAATCTGTATCTGAAAGCATATTTGATGATGTTAGTTTTGCTTGTAATATTAACTTTAATTTCAAATCAGCAAGTGGTTTTGGTAATAGTGCATCTCCATCAGAGTTCCAACCATAGTAATAAAAACGATCATATGACCTAAGTGGTTCTTCCCATATAA